CCCGCGGGGGAAGCCGATGCGCCCGCCCTTATCGTTCTCAGACTCGAACAGATAGGCGGAGCTTTCCTTCAGGGCCTTGACCTGGTCGTCGAGGCCGGTCAGGTTGCCCTTGTCATCCTCTCCGATCTTGGAGGCGTCCAGCAGCCGTTCCACGATGGCCGCGTCGCGCACCTTCGCCTTCCGGAGCGCTTCCTGGATCTTCCCGGAGCGCTTCATGCCGGTGATGGTGTTGTCGCGGTCGGTGATCTGCTGCTTGAGGCTGTCGATGGTGGCCTGGAGCGCGGTCGCGCCCTCTCCGGCCTTCTTCGCTTCTTCCAGCTGCTTGGTCAGCGTGGAAATGGTCGTGCGGCTGTCCTTGAGCTTGGTCAGCTCTTCTTCAAGCCTGGTCTTGGGCACCCAGCTGCCGTCATTGGTGGGGATGACGGTGAAGCCTTCCACGTCCTTCAGCTTTTCGGAAACCTGGCCGTAAAGCTCTTCTCCCAGATGCGTCTTGAGGGATGAGATGTCCATAAGTTACGATCCTCCTTCGGTTTTTTATGCCGGTCCCTTCCGGCTTTGAAGTCTGCAGATAGCCTCTGCAGCAGGCAGTATTAAAAGCGGGGCAGGATTGAATCCTGTCCCGTTTTAATCGTTGTTCTCTTCAATGTTCTCAGGCTGCGGAGTGATCAGCAGCTGCCGGACGCGGGCCATCAGCTGCACATTGAGCGGCGCGTTGTACACACCGTGCAGGTAGGCTCTGTAGCTGGCATTCCCGGCGCTGTCGGTCGGGTACGCGCCGTCCGCCGTGTTCATCGCAACGTTGAACGCGGTCAGCAGCCGCGCGTCCTTGGCGGTCAGCTCCACGTCAGACTTCGTGCCCTTCTTGGGCGGCGAAGTGATCGCGGCGAACGCCTTCAGCGCTTCACTGCGCTTGTCCGTGACCACCCTTCGGAATGCCGACGCCTGGCAGGGCTTGTACACCGTGTCGGCGTGTCCGATGGTGTCGTACAGGTCGAGGATCACCGCCAGATGATTCGCGGAGATCCGGATGCTGTCTTCCATGGTAAGAACCTCCTTTTTTCTTGACATTCAAATGAACATGTGTTATCTTATGTATGAGAGTGATGCACGCCAATGGCAGAGGTCAGCGGCCTATACATTACTCTATTTTTTATACCTAAAAACGCTTCTGATCTTCCCGTCCACGCAGACAATGACATCAAGATCGGAAACGCCTTTGAGCATAAGTCCCTTGAACGTCGCGTCCCTGCCTTCCTCAAAAGCAAATCCCCGGTAATCGATAATGATGTTGCCGTTATATTTGGCCGTCTGTTCGATTGCCTTTTTTATTCGCTTGAATGCCGATGACGCAGAAGAAGATGATTTTATCTCCCACTGTTTCCCACGCCATTCAATATCAGGCTTTGTGATGTGGCCGGCATTGTTGATATGTACAACGTCACCACCGAAGTGACGAACTAATTCAGCGGCAATCTCTCGCTCGTGCGGTAATGCTGCTTTTTTATATCCAGGCTCATTCGAGATCGTTCCAACGCCTGGCTTAGATGCGGAAGCGTATTCCTCATTAACGTTTGATATATGCCTGGCAAAGTTGGTTATCTCGCGGCCCCGCTGACGGTACATGTAATTATCGTCCGGCTGCGCTTCGATCAGGTCGTCAAGCGCGTCCTGCCATTGCTGCACCCTGAGCCGCGCCTGGCGCAGCTGCTCGGGCGTCTGGGCCACGATGGCCCGGTCTTTGTACTTCCTGATCTGCCGCTCCATGTAGCGCTGTTTGCTGCGGGCGGTGTAGCTGGGCTCCGGCTCCTCGCGCTCTCGCGGTTCGTTCCGGAAGCCGCCGCTGGGCTCGTGCGTAATGCCGGGGTAATAGGTCGTGATGCCGTGCAGGCAGCGAGGATGGAAACAGCCGTCATTCTCCGCGTCACCCAGGGACGGATAATCAGGATTATCCCCGCTGACGGACACGATCACGCCCTCCCAGGCCGCGCAGATGGGGCAGGAGCCCGCGTGTCCGTCGATCAGGGCCAGATCATAGTCATAGCTCTGCATCGTGTCCACGTAGCCGGAAATGGTGCTGCGCTCGATCGCCGTCAGCACGGCCATCTCGGAGTAGTTCTCCATCGTCCAGTGATGCCCGCCACGGTCGATGAAGCAGTCCACGCCGTTGTCCGCGAAAGCGGTCAGCGCTTCGCCGACGGCCTGCCGGGTGTTCGTGACGCCGGTCGCCATTTTGGCGGCGGCTGTGCCGATCACGTCCGCGTACCGGTCGTTGAACTGGCGGAGGATCCGCCTGTGCGCCGCGTCGAGCGTGTTGTTGAGGTCGGCCAGGATGTAGGCGGCCTTCGCGGAATTCGGGCTGATGTGCTGCACGTTGCCCAGGATGACCTTCATATCCGTGTAAAACTTCTCGTTCCCGGTAGCCATAGCCCGGTATACGACGTTCTTGAGCAGGTCATCCCGCTGCCTGGCAGCGCGGTCGTAGATCCTTTCCAGCTGATGGTGCGCGTCCAGCACCTCTGCGGCCTTGCGCTCAGCCCAGCCGTGCTGCGTCACGCCGCGGGCCAGGCGGCTTGATACCTGTTTGAGCATCGTCTCCCGCGCCTGGCTGTAGATCTCCGCCAGGCCGCCCGCGATCTCCTCAGCCTCACGCTCGGTCAGCGGCCCCATGTTCCGGCCATCCAGGCCGATATTGAAGCCGTAGCCTGCCATGTTTTACCTCACTCCAAATCGCCGAAACCGGGGATCGCTCTGGGATCGCCGACGCCGTACTGCTTCATGATCGCCGCGACCTCAGCGTTGATCTGCTTGGACGTCCACTCCGGATGCAGCATCTTCGTCAGGGTCTCATAGCTGGCGGCCTGGGCGCTGTGCAACAGGTTCACGGCGGAGGCGACGGTGGCGATGTCGGTCGTCAGCACGTCCGGGAAATCGACCCGCACGCGGTCGGCGTCATGGATGCCAGGCGTGCCGAAGATCTTCCGGTCGAGCTGGAGGAGCACCGTCAGGATGTGTTCCAGCGCCGAATCCCAGTAGTTGATTTTCTTGCCCCTGGTGGTGTAGCTCTTTTTCTCCCGGATGTGCAGCGCGGTGCCGCTCTGGGCAGAGCCGTTGATGTCCAGGCCGAAGGACTGCGGGCTGTAGCCTGCCATGCTGATGATGTTGCGCATCAGCGTTTCTACGACCTTCGCGTGCTCCTCAGACCGGATCTGGAACTGGCTCGGCGTGATCTGCATCGCCTTGTCGTTCACGATGTCCAGGGCGACCAGCGTTTCCACGTCCTCGTCGAATTCCCAGGTGAAGTGATTCCCGTTATCGAACATGCCGTCCGAGCGCTGGCGCAGGAATTCAGCAGGCACCATTAGACGCGCCTTGCCCAGGCGGATGTCACGCATCCAGCTGCTCATAGCCTCGTCCAGCGCGTCCAGCTCGTCGCGCAGTCCCTCAAAGTCGCTGCGCCCGCTCTCTGCGCCGGGATTGAGGCGGGACGGGCGCATGTTGAACACCTGCGCGGCGGCCAGCTCATCAATGGGCAGGCGCGTTTCAGGTTCAAGCCCCAATTCCTCCAGCAGCTCCGGCACCTCATGGCCCAGGGTGGAATTATCGCCGCAGTAGGCAGCGGAGTACACCACGCCGCGCTCGTAGCGCTCGTACAGCCGCCAGGTGCGCAGGCTGTTGCTCTCCGTCTTGATGGTCGTGAAGAAATGCACGGCCGCCAGGGCGTCCAACCGCCACTCAGGCAGCGCGTTTTCCGTCGTGACCACGGACAGGATCGGGTAGTCCTGCTCGCTGTCATACGCGACCTTCAGGAAGACGTCTCCGCCGGCGGACGCCAGCTCGGCCGCTTCGTGCAGCTTGTTGTACAGGCTGTTCTTTCTCAGGATCTCGTCCAGACGGTTCTGCTTCGCCGTCTCGTCGCGTTCCTTCTCGTTATCGAAGATGGTCACGCGCGGACGCTCGCAGAACAGCAGGTCAGCTGATACGGTGGCGATGTCGGCAGCCAGCGGCACATGGATCTTCGCCTTGCCGTTGCGCTTCCAGAAGCTGCCATATCGGGCCGTGGCTCTGAGCTCCTGATGGTCGCCGCTCCAGGTGGCCTGCAACTTCCGGATGTAAGTCCGGCGCTTCTTCATCAGCTCATTCCACGCCTCTTCCGGCGTGTACAGCGATGTGATCCCTGGCATGTTTATCCCCTCCGTTATCGTCCGTCCCAATACCTGCAGCTGCAGGCAGCGCTGTCCGGCGCGTCGTCATGCTCCGCTGCGTCCGTATAGTCCATGATCTGCTGTATGTACTCAGGATCCGTGCCCTTGACAATGACGATCCTGCTCCACCACTTTTTCAGGTAGGTCGCGATCTTGATGTATTTGTTCTGGCTCTCGGTGTAGCCGTAGGCCGGGTAGTTCAGCCGCCTGATCTCTTTGCTCAGGTATCCCTTGTCGCCGTTGAGCTCCACGTGCGCCGGAGCGCACATCAGGCGGTTGGCCTCGCCGAGGGCTGTTTCCAGCACGTTGTCCACGTGACAGTGCCACAGACGGCCATACAGGTAGATCTTGCCGCCGCGCTTGTTGGTGCAGGTGAGCGCCGTGTAGTCGCTGCCGCCGTAGGCCGCGTCGATGTGGGCGATGCCGTCCCTGAGCTGCGTCACGTCGTCCGTCGTCTCCGGGTACACGCTGAACATCGCGCCGTCAGAGGCGATGTGCCTCAGCTCGTAGTTGGCCGCGAACAGCGAGGGCGACATCTTGTTTTTCAGGTCTGCGATCTTCTCCGGCGTCAGGATCCCGGTATGGTAGCAGTCCCAGCGCTCAGGCTTCGGCATCAGGCTGAAAGCGTCTTCCTTGTGCCAGGGCGTGCCGCTGTTGATGATCCGCCCGCCTGGGTTGCGCAGGTTCTGCAGCTCCTGGTAGATGAGCTTCGTCCTTTCCCGCTCGGCCCGGCTCTGCCGGTCCAGGCGGTTGACGATGTCGTCGGTGATGATCACGTCCGCATGTTTGCCGGTCAGGGAGCCTCCCAGACCGATACCCAGCAACTGCGGAGCGCCGCCCGGACGCGCGTACAGGGAGCTGATGATCTGCTTGCTGGTGGCCTTGTACAGCTCCAGGGGCTTACCGGTCAGCGCCTCGATCATGGATTGCGTCAGCGGGTGAGTGAGCGCGGATTTGACAGCCTCCAGGACTTCCGCCACGTCATCATCCGTCTTGCGCAGAAAGATGATGTTCTGATCCCTGTGGGTGAGGATCAGCCTTGTGATCGCCACCACCAGGCACGTGGTCTTGTAGCTGCCGCGGTGGGATTGCAGCGTCATGTCCGCATGGCCGTCCGTG